CGCTCACCCCCACAATCCCGACACGGCTTATAGACACCCTGCGCCCTCAGATTGCACAGCTTTGAACAATACTTCGAGTGCGACTTAGGCAACACCCCCCCGCACTCCCGACACGCCCCAATCGCGCGGTCAGAATCGACGACTCGCCACCCACACTCAGCAGAACGCTTATAACACTGATACCTGTCCACACAAACACCAGCGTGACGGCGTGCGCCTTTCTGTGCAGGTGGAGGCAGCCGTTTGGCACACCACAAACACCGCGGAACACTCGTCATCGGCCACGGCACACACACCCACCAGACATGACCCCGACAAACATCAACACCCTTGTTCCGATGAACCGGAACAACACGAAGGGGACAACCACTAGGGCGACGCCCGGAGTCAACCGGAGGGAAACACTCGTAACAATGCACCCGAAACCGGGTCAGGTGGGCGAACAACTGAAACGGCCGGCCGCAAACCATACACTCAGACATATCGGATACCCCCTACAGGTATTCGGTCAGACCCGGCACCGTCACACAACGGTGGCCGGGTCACTCAACAACGACGCCCAAACCATAACACCCACCGACACCAATCGGTTAGGTTGTGGGTATGCCGTGGGAGTCGGGGTTGTATCGGGGTGATTATCGGCGGCGTCGGGAACTGTTGTTCGCGTCGAAGCAGGCGGGGTCTGTGTGTTGGCGTTGCGGCGAGCCGGAACGTGCGGATGATAGGTTCGAGGCAGGTCATGTGATTGATGGCAGCGTGTTTTCACCGTTGGCGTTCGAGCACCAGTCGTGTAATAGGTCAGCTGGTGCGAAATCGGCGTTTCAGGTGTTGGCGTCGCCGGCATCGCAGGATTGGACGAAAGGAAGTTCGGTGTGAGTGTGTTCGACGCGGTCGAAGCCGGTGATCGTGCGTTGCTTGAGGCGATGCGTGCTGAGTTGGCATCATCAATGGATGATGCTGCTCCCGCAGTGAAGGCACAGATTTCGGGGCAACTGTTGAAAGTTGTTGAAGCGTTGCGGGCATTGCCGGCGCAGGAAGGTTCGATTGCTGATGAGCTTGCTCGACGTCGAGAGGATCGGGTCGCAACGGCCCGTAAATCTGCACCTGCCAGTCGACAGAAACGACAGCGCCGGGTCTGAAGCGATTGAACTGGCTGAGTCGGCGGGGTTGTGGTTGGATGATTGGCAGCAGTGGACGTTGATCGAGTCGTTGCGGGAGGATTCGTTCGGGTATTGGTCGGCGTTCGAGGTTGCTGAGTTGGTGGCCCGGCAGAACGGGAAAGGGTCGGTGTTGGAGGCACGCCAGTTGGCCGGGTTGTTCGTGTTGAACGAACGGTTGGGTGTCCACACATCGCATGAGTTCAAAACGACGTTCGAGCATTTCTTGAGGATGGTCGCCTTGATTGAGGGGGCACCGCATTTGGATCGTCAAGTCGCACGGGTGCGGCGTGGTGCGGGTGAACAGGCGATCGAGTTGAAGAACGGGAACCGGTTGCGGTTTTTGGCGCGTTCGACGGGGTCGGGTCGTGGCATGTCTGGTGACGCTGTCTATTTGGATGAGGCGTATGCGTTGACCGCTGCGATGATGGGTGCGTTGATGCCGACCTTGTCGGCGCGTGACAACCCGCAAATCTGGTATACGTCATCGGCTGCCCGGTTCACATCTGAGGTGTTGCATAACATCATTGCGCGTGGACGTGCGAAACAATCTGAACGACTGTTTTACGCTGATTGGGGTTTGGAAGCGGCAGCAGATTTGTCGGATCGGGACAACTGGTATCAAGCTAACCCGGCGTTGGGTATCCGTATCTCGGAGGCGTTCATCGAAGCCGAATATGATTCGATGCGTTCCATGCCGGCAGAGTTCGCCCGTGAACGTCTCGGTGTCCATGAAGGTTTACAGGGTGATACCGGGAAGATTCGTGTGAACGATTGGGATGCGCTCGAGGACCCTGAATCGAAGATTGTGGGGAAACCGGTGTTTGCGTTGGATGTGTCACCGGAACGGTCCTGGTCGTCGATTGCTGCTGCTGGTCGACGGTCGGATGGGTTGGGTCATGTCGAAGTGTTTGAGCGGCGGCAGGGGACTGGTTGGGTGCCGGATTTTGTGAAACAGGTGTGGGATGCGCAGCGTGTTCCGTTTCGTGTTGATCCTGGTTCGCCGGCTGGTGCGTTGATCCCGGAGTTGGTGTCGCGGGGTGTGGAGATTGTTGAGGTGTCGGGTCGTGAGCATGCGCAGGGGTGTGGTGCGTTGATGGATGCGGTGACGAATCAGACGTTGCGGCATCGTGTTGATCCGATGTTGCGTGCCGCTGTGGTGGGGGCAAAAGACCGTCCGATGGGTGACGCATGGTTATGGTCGCGGGTACATTCTTCTATTGACATTTCACCGTTGGTTGCGGTCACGCTCGCATGGATTGGTGTACCGGAGAAAGGTACGAGTGTTGCTCAAGCGCATGTTGTCATGGTGTAACGTGATTTTGGTTGTGATCGGTGGTGTGATGCTTGCGGTCGGGGCCGGTTTGGTGTATATCCCTGCCGGTGTCATCACGGCAGGACTACTATTGATCGTGGCAGCTTATGTTCGACGTGTTTTGGAGGTACTGAGTGCGGATTCTTGACGCGTTAGTCACCCGAACACCCGCACCGGCACCCGAATCACGTTATTCGTTCAACGAATACATGATGGCGTTCGCCGGGAACCAGTATTCGATGGGTGGCTCCCATCCGAACGTCCCTAACCAAGACTTTGTTGACTACATCGACGGTGTCCACAAACGCAACGGGGTTGTTGCGGCAGCGGTCACGGCCCGTGCGTTGCTCGTGTCACAGTTACGGTTCAAATGGCGACGCACCTACGGTGCCGGTACGGGTGATCTGTGGGGCAACCGTGACCTGCGACCGCTCGAGCAGCCCGGAACCGAACCGCGACCGGCGTTCCTGCATCGTTTAGAAGTCGATGCGTCATATGCGGGGTCGGCATATGTGGTTCGTGACGGGAACATGCTGCGTCGTTTACGGCCAGATCATTGCACGGTCGTGTTGGGATCAAACTCCGAACCCGAATGGGATGGTTCCGACGATCTGCGAGTCCCGTACGACGCTGACATTCTCGCGTTGCTGTACCATCCCGGCAAATATGACCTCCAAACCGGGATGGCGACCGTGTTCATGCCTGGACAGTTCACGATCTGGTCACCGGAACCCGATCCGGTCGCGTTTTGGCGTGGAACGTCATGGGTGACGTCGGTGATGCGCGAAATCACCGCTGACGGCCAAGCAACCGATCACCAAACCAAGTTCTTTGATAATGCGGCGACCCCGAACCTCGTGTTTTTGATGGACCCGTCGAAAACACCGGAAGAAACTAAACAGTTCGCTGATATCACGAACAAACTGCATGCCGGACCGGGCAACTCGTACAAATCCATGTATTTGGGTGGTGGCACCGACGTCAAAGTCGTCGGGTCAACATTGGATTCGTTGAACCTGAAAGATTTGACTGGCGGGTTCGAGACACGCGTCGCGTTGCGTGCCCGTATCCCCGGAGTGATCTTGGGTGTCCGTGAAGGGTATTCTGGTTCGTCGTTGAACCAGGGCAACTACAACTCGGCGCGTCGCATGCTTGCTGACGGCTGGTTGGCCCCAACGGTTGAGGGTTTGTGTGCCGCGTTGGAACGTGTGTTGACTGTTCCGGCCGATTCGGAACTGTTTTATGATCGGTCTGCGATCCTGTTTTTGCAGGAAGATGAGGCGGATGCTGCCGACATTATTTCGACGCAAACGTCGGCGATGCGCACCCTGGTCGACGGCGGCTTTGATCCTGATTCGGTCGTGGAGGCCGTCTCGAAAGGTGATTTGTCGAAGCTGGTTCATACCGGCAAGTTGTCGGTCCAGTTGCAACCTCCCGGCAGCGGTCAAGAACCGACCCCACCGGCACGTTCCGAACAACGTGCCATCGAACCGGTCCCGGCACCGTCATTCACCGTCCACAACCACATCCCCGAGGGTCGTGACATTGTGATCCCGGCCCCGGAAGTATCGGTCGATGTGGCAGCACCCGAAGTGCGTGTCGATGCGCCGGTCGTCAACGTGAACGTCCCTGAGCAACGCCAAGATGCACCGGTCGTGAACGTGACGGTCGATCCGACACCGGTCACGATCGAAAACAACAATCAGATCGACGTCGCCCCTGCAACTG